GCTTCTAATGGACAAACCGGAACAGCCAACCTATCGCCTACGGCTCTCCCTGATCTCTCTAGCACTGATTTAGAGCTAGCCTATAACTACATGGGAACCATCTCAGAATTCCGTATATGGGATAGAGACATCACCGATGACGGGCTAGAGGAAGCAACATCGTGACAGAAGAAATTATTGAAGCACCAAAGGTAGACTTTCACCTACGTCTAGCCTCTGAGTCAGATATGCCTACTGTGCTGGCTGACTTCTACCGACAGGACTACGTGACTCAGATAGACGAAGAAACTGGAGAGTCTAGCCAAGTAGCAGACGGTGAACCCTACCTAGCAACTCACAGCCATGCCTACGCTATCGACGTTGTAGGCACACTGCACGAGCCAACAGGGACTATGCTGACCGACGACGAGGGCAACGAGTACCCTGAGATGGCACCAGTAGACGGCTGGCACATTAACATCAGACTCGTGGGAGACGCCAAGCGTGAAACTGTAGAGGCGCTGGACGCAACTCACGGAGTAACACCTAATTCACCATCAAGGGTTTGGTTGTGAGCACACCCGCATGGCAACGTAAGGCAGGGAAGAATCCCAAAGGCGGCTTGAATGAAACAGGAAGAAAGTCCTACGAACGCGCAAATCCTGGTAGCAATCTACGCCGTCCTGTTAAGTCTGGCGACAATCCCCGCCGTGCTAGCTTTCTTGCTCGGATGGGTGGGATGTCTGGGCCTGAGCGAGATAGCAAAGGTAGACCTACCCGCTTGCTCTTGTCGCTTAGAGCATGGGGCGCAGATTCTAAAGCAGAAGCCAGACGTATAGCGGCTAACATCTCCAAAAGGAACAAAGCGAGGAAAGCATGAAGAAGCCAAAGAAAGGTTTGTATTATAACATTATGAAGAAGCGGGAGCGCATTGCTTCTGGTTCTGGTGAGCGTATGCGTAAGCCCGGCACTGCTGGCGCGCCAACTGCCAAAGCATTTAAGGATGCGGCAAAGACAGCTAAGAGGTAAGTCATGGATGATCAATCGGCACGTCTTAATCGGATTGAAGTTAAGTTAGATAAGCTAACCGAAGCTATGACCATGATCGCTCGCGTCGATGAGAAGTTGACTGCGGGAAGTGCGCGCATTGATCGACTTGAATACCGTCTTGATGAGTACGAGACAGACCTCGATAGCGTGAAGGGTATCGTTGGTTATAACGCTCAGTCAGTAAAGATCGCAGAGCGCTTTGTCTGGATTCTCATATCATCGATTATTGGCCTTGCGACGTACTATGTTAGATAAGCTGATTCTGCCTATATCCAAGTTGTTGGATAAGGCTATTCCTGATGCCGATGAGCGTTACCGATTGGCTAACGAGATATCTACTCTAGCCACGAGACAAGCTCATGATATCGCCAAGGCTCAGATCGAAGTTAACAAGGAAGAGGCAAGAAGCCATTCACTCTTTGTATCGGGCTGGCGCCCAATGGTGGGCTGGGTGTGCTGTGCCGGTCTTGCGACTAATTACCTGCTTGTTCCTATTTGCAATTTTCTACTTACTATCACTGAATCCCCTATCACCGTTCCACCCTTAGACCTTAGCGAGATGATGCCTGTTCTCTTGGGAATGTTAGGACTAGGCGGCCTGAGAACCTACGAGAAGACCAAGAGCGTAGCGAGGAACTAATGCCATTAGAGAAGGGAAAGTCACAGAAGATTATAAGACGTAACATAAAGACGCTATTATCAGAAGGTAGGCCAAAGAAGCAGGCGGTCGCCATAGCTTTATCCAAGGCCAACAAATCCAAATGAATTACTTTTCTGATGATGAACTAAGGTGTTCTTGTTGTGGCGAACTTGTATTCGATGAAGCGTTCCGTGCTCGTCTTAATAGAATCAGGGATGACTTTGCTCGTCCCATGCGTATTACCTCTGGCTATCGTTGCCCTAGCCACCCTATAGAAGCCAAGAAGTCAAAGCCCGGCGGAAGCCATAGTTTAGGTCTGGCCGTGGACGTTGGCGTGGCTTACGGCGAAGCCTACGAGCTTATAGAGGTAGCCATGCGGCATGGCATTAAAAGGATCGGAGTCAATCAAAAAGGCTCCGGCAGATTCATACACCTCGACGCATCTACAGAGCACCCTGCCCCTACCGTCTGGTCATACTAACAAAAAGTGTTGCACTCTCTCTAAACATAACATAATATGTTTGTGTTCCATGTGGGACTAACCAAGGGAGAAACATCATGTGTGTATATGAAAACGAAGACTTAGGCGAGCAGATCGTCACTTATAACGCCATCCTCGATGGCATTGACACCGCGCTGGCTGAGATCGACAGAGCCAATAACTTGCATGGCCTAACTGACCTGCAAGCTCAATCCTACCTTGAATTGAAATCTATGTATGACGCCATGATTGGCGACATCGTAGACCTCGAACGCTAAGGGGGATCAGAATGAAACGTCATCCTCAAGACGTGCACAGAGATGCGCGTCTAGCTGACTTTATCACGCTTGCAGAGCAAGACTATCTGCGTGGCTGGACTGATTGCGAGATCGGCAAAAGCCACTTGGATGCGTCCGACGCGTATAACGCAGGCTATGCTGATTGCTATGAATACGAAAACCAAGGAGACCGACCATGAATGGCGTCGTAAAAATTCACGGTAAAGAATACAAGACCGTGGCACTTCGGGTGGCTGAGTTTAGAGCCGCCCATCCTGATTACACAATCTCGACTGAGCTGGTCGAAGCCAATGATGTGCTGGTCATTATGAAGGCCAGCATCTTGGATAACGAGGGCCGTCTATTGGCTACTGGTTATTCAGAAGAGGTACGTGCGGCCAGCAAGATCAATGCCACCTCAGCTCTTGAGAATGCGGAGACTTCGGCAATTGGTCGCTGTCTATCAGCACTAGGTTTCGGCGGTACTGAGTATGCGTCTGCCGATGAGGTCGCTAACGCTATCCAACAGCAAAACGACACCGGGCCACTACTGGCTCACAACGAGGCACTACAGCGTAACTATGCGTCTGTGTACTTCATCAAAGAGCACCTTGCTCTACGGGCGTGGGAGGCCGTAGCAGAGGCATGGGGCGAGATCACCAACGACGACAAGAAGGCTTTGTGGGTTGCACCTAGCAAGGGCGGCATCTTCACAACTGCCGAGCGAGCGGATCTCAAATCGAATGAGTTTAACGAAGCACGAAAGCTAATCTTGGGAGAGACAGCATGAGTAAAGAAACAGTGTTCGCAGATGGCCTAATCTGCAAGCGTAAAGACAATGCACCAGATTTTGTGGTGTGCAATCTATCAGTCAAGAAGTCGGAGTTTGTCCCCTTTTTGAATGCTCAATCTGGTGATTGGGTAAACCTTCAAGTTCTTAAAGCAAAAAGTGGAGATAAGATTTATGCCAAGCTCGATACATGGGAGCCAGACCCGGCAAAAGTTCATGCGGATGGCGTTCAGCAAGTCAGAGAAACCGTTGCAACCCCAACCGAGCAATTCGATGACATTCCATTTTGATGTAGGTGCGTCGCTTCGTGCGGCGCAGAAACAGATGGGCGTCACTAACCGCCAGATGGCAAAAGACTTCGAGGTTTCTGAGATGACTATTCAGCGCTGGAGGAATGCAAAGGATGCAACCCCTACTCGCATTCTAGATTTCGCTGATTACTACGATGAGACCTTTGAATCGTTTCTTGATTTAGGGAGATAACAATGAGTGATCCAAAGTACCCAGTGATCGACGGCAAGATGAATCACATAAGCGGGTATGTGTTGCCAGAGGATGAGCCAACAATGGTGTTCAGAGGTAAGGACATCGGCTCACTAATGGCAATCTGTGAGTACATTGAGATGCTGGAAGAGCAACCACAGAACCCGGTGATTGTCAGTCATCGCGTCAGTTCATTAGAGCGGCTACAGGCATTCTATGACTACCAGATCCAGAACCCTGACCTGCAAAGTGTCGGGTGTTCACGCCGGGCGCACGAGGGGGGGGGGCGGCTTTCTATGCCGCGCTCGCCGGGTGCTAGAGCTGAACGAACCGTTTCTTGAAGAGTTCAAGGATAGGGTATAAAAAAGGCCCCATCGCTGGGGCCATGTCACTTGTCCAAGGGAGGGACTACGTGATATCTTCAAGGGGTCAGCAAAGAAGATGAATGGATTATACACTACAATACCCATTCGTATCCTCCCTCATCTACTTTTTTGTCAGAGATTACTGGGCGTTAGGCCGACGAACTTAAGAACGTCGGAGACGGAGTTGACCCTCTCCATGATGCGCCCCGCTGGTCGAGAGCAGATCAAGCGGATAGATGTCAAGATTCGATACAGTAATCAAAGCTCGTCATTACTAATTAACTGATTTGTCGGAGCTTGCTCCGGCATTAAAAGGGAAGTGTGGATGATTATTTTAAATGATGGTACTTACTACGAACCCGACGATGAGCAGATCATCTATTGGCAGAATGCTTTTCCGAAGGTAGATATCTTTGCTGAACTAAGTGCTATGGCGGCATGGTGCGATGCGAATCCAAAGAAACGTAAGAAGGATGGCAAGCGCTTTGCACAAGCGTGGTTAAGCCGGGCATCCCAGCAGGAAAGAGGTGTGTCGCCATTTGCCGAGAAAATGCAGACAACTTCTGGTAAGATCGGTTTGAAGAGCTGGAGTTTCCTCGACGATTGCACCCATGATTTTCTTAAATCCGAGAAGTACCGAGCATACTGCCTTGAGAAGTATGGGCAGTACGTTACCTTTGACGGTGAGCGGGTGACTCATGCTAGTTAAGTTAAGCAAGCGAGACTTGCATGATTCCAAGCTAATGGGTGCTGACACTGTAAAGCTCTGTGAGATGCAGGGCTTTCCGCCTCGGTTAGAAAATGAAAAGCAATCTCGTACTGATGCCAACATTTTAGGATTCAAGGCTGAGTTTGCTGTTGCTCGATTATTTAATCTTGATCCGCCTGTCGTTAATGT